CCGGCGACCAGAAGCTCCCTGACCATCGCGAGGTCGTCCTCGGACAACTCGCAGACGCCAAGTCCCTGGCTGCCGGAGCCGCCACCAACCGGCTTGCTTGACGGTGTGCGCTCTTCGGTGTTGGCCGGCTGCTCCTGACCGCGCAGAGTCACGTTACGCGGATCGACGTCGAGAATAATCTCGTACTTGTCCACCAGCTTGTTGAACAGCGAAATCTGTTGGAGCTGCGTCGTCGGGTCGTACCCGTTCTCCAGCACCGCTTCGAACCAAGACTTCCGGCCAATGCGAACATCCTTCAAGACCGCCTCGGCGTCCTTTACCGGATCGACCGACTCGAACCGGGGCGCGGTCCACTGAACCTGCTTGAGGTTGATTTTCGGATCGTTTACCGCCGCCATCGGAATCTTGCCCTGCAGGATCAGCACGTCGATGAACCGCCTCCACACGGGCATGCAGCAAAGCGGCATCAAAGTGAGCCACCGGTAGTTTTCAACGGTGTTCCGGAAGCCCAGCATCCCGCCGCGCCAGGACGAATAGTTCACCTGCGACATGTCGCCGGTGCCGAGCTCATATGGCAGGCCGAGGCCCGCCATGATCCCCTGAAGCTCAGTCATTTTGTACTCGCGGTAGCCGCCCGCCGGAGGTGGGTTATTGAATTTGACATCCTGGCCGGGCTTCAAATACTCCACCATCCCCGGCTGGAACGTCTCGACCCCCGTTGTGCTCAACGGATCGGTGCCGGCGATGCCCACAGGATCGCCATCGATTCCTTCCGGTTGCGTCACGAAGGCGGCGACGCAGGCCTCGATCTTCTTCCGGACGCGCTCGGCGTCGCAGTAATCGTCGAGGTCGCGGAGCGCCATCATCACGGGCGCTAGCCACGGCGCGCCGCGCACCTGCCCAGGCCGGAGCACGCGATAGACGTGCATGATCTGGTCGGCTGGCACCGGCTGGCTGATGATGCCACCGCGCGGATTGAGGATCAGCACGCCACCCGGGTGATAGCTGAACAGCCAGTACGCCACGCGATGGCCGTCTTCGTCGAACTGAACGCCCTCCATCACGTGGCCATTTATCAACCCCATCGTTCGGGACTGATCGAGAAAATCTGCTTCGAGCATTTGCAACTGCAGTGGAACGCGGAGACCGGAATCGATGAGGCGCGGCCGGAATCGCAGAATGGCCTCGCCGCTCTCTGCCATGGTCCGAACGGTGAGCGTCTGCATGCCATAGAAGTCGAGGCGCTGCGGCTCGTCGCACTGCTCGCAGAACCACGGCCACTCGTTATCGATGATCGCGTCGATAGCGATGGCGCCGGTCTTGGCCTTCGGAACGATGCCCGTTCCCACGACATTACCGGCCAGCTCTTCGACGGCGCGCGCCGCATACGGGTTGTTGCGAACGAGCTCCCGGCTGCGGTTGCGCAGCCAGATGAGCGCGCCCATCAACTCGACGTTGGCGTCGCTCGATGCGGCGTACCAGCCATAGGCGCGGCGTCCGGCGGTGGCGCCTTCGTAACTGAAGCGTTGAGTGTGCCGGCGGCGATAGCCCTCGACCAGCTCGCCCACCACGCGCTGCACGGCGTAGCGGCCGGAGGATGAAGATCGCGCGGTCCAGTCGCGGCGCAGCAGCGGGATGGGGCGTCTTACCGCCACGTCAGTAGTCATCGAATCGCTTCAGCTTGAAACCCGGTTCCAGAATCAAAAAGTCGAGGCCGTACTTCTCCCTGACCTCGTCGAGCATTTCCTGGAGGTTGTTGTAGGAGTCCGGCGATATTTCGAAGTCGGTCTCGATCACATAGAGTTTGGCGGTCGGCAGCTTCGACTTTGGCCGAGGCTCCTTGGCCAGAGTCATGAAGCTCTTGGGGCCGTCGTCGCGCAAAGACGGACGGACAAACCGGCCTATCCGATCCAGGATCGTCACCGCGACTCCCGCCCGTCGAAAGTCTCCGCGTCCGGCCGATCCGCCGATGCCAGACGCAACTCCCGCGCCATCGCGTTGAGCGCCGTGTCGCTGAAGACGGCGTACCGCGATCCTTCGGGTTGGTCCTTCTCTGCGCCTTGCCGCTGCGTGCGTTCGAGCGCGTCCGCGATTTCCGAAATGCTCATCCGGTTATCCTTTCCTCACGTCGTGCCGCCGGAGCCCTGTGTCTTCTCGTCCGCAGCCGCCAAGCTGCCGTCCCTCATTTGCATCCCGATATTGGCGATCTTGACGTTCACCGTGTTGGCTTCCTTGTACGCCGCGTGGGCTTCGTCCTTCACCTGGCCAAGCTTCTCGATCACGTCTTTTTGATGGCCCCTCGCGTCCTCCAGTGCCCATCGGCGGTCGCGTGCGTCGGTATACCCCTTCCACAGCAGTCCGACCAGCACCGCCATGAAGCCGAACGCCTGGGTAATCATCAGGGCGACGTTCTGGGCCTGCGCCGTGCTGGCGGCGCCCTTCGCCATCAACGCCGCATCCTCCGCCGCTTTACGCGCCGCCGCTCCGTTGGCAGTGGCGATGATCTGGGCGGTAGCGGCGTCCGCAGCGGCATCGATGGCGGCGGCTGCAATCGTGCCGGCATCGAGTTTTCCGGACCGGCTGGCCGCGGCCGCCCGCGCCACGGCGGCGGCGTTCGCCTTCGCCAGTTCCGCAGCCAGTTGCTCGCTTGCCCGAGTAGAAGCGCCCAGAGCAGCATTCGCCGCGTCAAGCTGGGCTTGCAGCGCCTTCTCTTTCGCCGATTGGCCGAAGAGGCAGATGGAGAGCACACCTACCAGCAGGAGTTTCGGAATCGTCATGGTCTTCATGTTGGCCTTACCACCTATCGAACTGCGACGGGCCTGTCGGTCCGTCGCCGCGCTTCGTCTGCGCCAGCCGGACGCGCCCGCCCGTCGCGCCGCTCATCTCCCTGATGTCCTCTTCGATTTCACCCTTGGCCTTGCGCAACTCATCGATGGTCCGGTACTGGACCTCGCGGCCATCCGGGAAGCGCACGCGCAAAGTCGGATCGCCAATGGCCGAGTTGACCGCGTCCAGGTTCGCCTGCAACTGCGCCAGCGTTAGAGCCATGTGAGAACTCCGTCGTTCGCCTTATATTCGGGCCGCATATCTTTTTTTCCGAAAGTCCGCAGATTCTGCTTGCTGTCCGGGGCGAGAAGAGTGATGAATCGTGGTGCGCACAGACGCGCAAGAGATTGAAGAAAAAGGACTAACACCAATGAAAACCAACGAAGCCACCACCGCCACCGAAACCACCGAAACCGCCGCCGTTGCGGAACAGGGCGCGCACGTCGCGCCGGAGAAGGCCCCCTCGAAGAAGACTGCCAGCCCGAAGAAGGGCGCGCCCAAGAGCCAGAAAAAGGCCAAGGGCGGCAAAGCCAAGGCCGCCGCGCCGAAGACGCAAGCCAAGGTCGCGCCGAAGACGGAAGCCAAGGCCAGCAAGAAGGCCGCCAAGCCCGCACAGGCCAAATCCACCGCCCCGCGCGAGGGGACCAAGACCGCCCAGGTGGTCGCCCTGCTCCAGCGCAAGAACGGCGCCACGCTGGCCGAGATCATGGACAAGATGGGTTGGCAGAAGCACACCGTCCGCGGGTTCATGGCCGGCGCGATGAAAAAGGCCGGCTACACCGTCGAATCCTTCAAGTCCGACAAGGGCGACCGCACTTACCGCATCAACGCGTAGCCTCAAGCGCATCCCCTTTCCTGGCCCGCCCGGCTGCGGCCGCGGCGGGCTTTTTGCTTCTGGCTGCGATTCCTGCCCACACGGCGGCGCGACGGGTTACCGCTGGCGGAACACGCCAAGCCGTCGCCACCGGAGCGAACGTGGGCCGTCTGTGGCGAAACGGTGGCCAACCCGTGGCTGGCACGCAACGGCTATAGCCAGCTGCGTTTTTCGCTGGCCGCGCTTCTCCGTGTACCGCCACTCTCAGTTCCATCTGTGACTCGGATTGATGTCCTGCGAGGCGCCGTCTAAAAACGCCAGTTCCGCATAGAGCTTGTCGAGGCCCTCAAGCTCGCCGGCTGGAGCCGGTTCGAAGATCCGATCTTCCGTCCCAGTCCGTTCCAGGAGGACTTGGCTGAGCTCCTGTAGCGCATAGCCGACAACTTCCGGGTCCCAGGACGACGCGCCCCGGTCCGCGATATCTCGGATCAGGCCCAGACACTTTCGCGCCAGGTCAACATTTGTGGCTCGACATCCTTGATGGCAGCAATCTGCCGACGGCAGCGCTTGATTCACACGGGCACCTTCAACCGCTCGTGGCGGATTTCGTCGAAGGAGCGCTCGCCGCCTTCCAGCACTGCGGCCAGACCCGAATACTGCTCCCATCTGGTGACTATCACGTCGGCATACTTTGGATCGATCTCAGCCAGACGCGCCTTGCGGTTCATGCGCTCGCATCCAATGAGCGTGGACCCCGAACCTCCGAACAAATCCACAATGACGTCGCCGGCCTTGCTGCTATTGACGAGGGCTCGCTCAACCAACGCCACCGGTTTGGCAGTAGGGTGCAGGCGATTCGCCGCGGGCTTCTTTTCCTCCCAGAGGGTCGATTGCGATTTGTCGCCGTACCAGGGATCCTTCTGGCCGGCCACGTGGCAGTAGAAAATCGGTTCGTGCTGAAACTTATAGCGGCCGAATCCCCAGGCGAAGGTGTTCTTGGCCCAAATGATCTGGCAACGCATCTCAAAGCCGGCGGCCTCCAAAGCGTCCTGGAACTCGCGCTGCCACGACGATGAATGGCAGATGTACAGCGAGGCGCCAGGCTTCACGAGGGTCCTGTACGAACGAAACGCCGACTCAAGAAACTGCTTGAAGTCGGCGTCGGACATCCGGTCGCCTTTGATCTTCAAGTGCTCTTCGGTATAGCCTTCGTAATCGACGTTATAAGGAGGATCGGTGAACACCAGGTCGGCGGCGTCTCCAGTCATCAACCGCCGGACGTCGGCAACGACAGTCGCGTCTCCCACCAGGAGTTTGTGGTTGCCCAGTATCCAAAGGTCCCCCGTCGCCGAAACCGGCGTCTCCGGGGCTTCGGGAACTGCATCCTCGTCCGTCAGTCCAGCGTTGGTCTCCTCCGGATCGCGGAGCAGGGTTGCCAACTCCGCGTCCGTGAATCCCACCACTTCCAGATCGAAGCCGTCTTCTTGAAGCGACGCCAACTCTACCCGCAACATTTCCTCGTCCCAGCCCGCATCCAAGGCGAGCCTGTTATCCGCCAGGACCAGCGCGCGCCGCTGCGCATCACTCAGGTGATCGAGAACGATGACCGGGACTTCGGTCATCTTCAGCTTCCTGGCCGCCAATAGCCTCGCGTGGCCCGCGATGATCGTTCCGTCCGCTGCTACCAGAATCGGGTTCGTCCAACCGAACTCGCGGATCGACGCCGCGACCTGCGCCACCTGCTCGTCGGTGTGGGTGCGCGCGTTGCGGATGTAGGGCAAGAGCCTGTCGATTGGCCAGATCTGCACACGTAAGCGTGATAGATCGATTGCCATCAGGAAGCCTTCCGCCGTTCCTCGGTCACGCCGCGATCTTCCGCAACCTCCCGCATCGACTGCCCGGTGGCAGCGAGCACGGGCTGGACGCCCGCAAGCTGTTCCATCCGCCGCAGGATCACATCGCAGTACGCCGGCGAGATCTCGCAACCGTATCCGGTGCGCCCGAGAACGTGCGCCGCGGCCATCGTACTTCCGCTGCCCATGAACGGGTCGTAAATGGAATCGCCCGGATCGGAAAAGGCCTTCAGGAAGAACTCGACCAGTGCCCGCGGGAACGGAGCGGAGTGCGATCCCTGACTGCCCTCCGCTTTGGCCTCGATCACATTGCTGGGCCACGCGATGCCGGCGATCTTATCCGCACCGCATCCGAGGAGCCCGGAGCCACTCGGCGCGGATGGGTTATCGGGCGAGTACACCACCACGTCGTCGGACCGGTGGCCGGCAGCCTTGGGCCGAAACTTGATTTCCTTATTGCGACAGAAATGAAACACCGGCTCCCACGCGTTCTTCAGGCGGTTGGGCCATTTCCCTGGCACACCGTTCGCGGTGTTCCGCCAGCAGAATTCGTCCACGAAGCGCCAGCCCCACTGCCGCCGGTGCGCGATGACGAGGTCCTTCACGTACAGGCTGCGCTCGCCATCCTCTGAGTGCTCCTTGATATTCAGGAAGTAGGAACCGTCGCCCGCGAGGATGGCGGCGATGTTGGCAGCAACGTCGCGGTACCAGTCCGCGTACTCGCCCGGCGGGATTGGCCGGAAGCCGCTCGAAGAGTCGTACTCGCGCTGCGCAGCATACGGTGGCGAGGTGATGCAGACGGCCGCGCGCGCATCGGGCGGAAATAACATTCCCAGGCTATTCCGGTCGCGGCAGTCGGCGCACAGCAGGCGATGCTTTCCGATCAGCCAAAGGTCGCCGGGCCGGGTAACCGGCTGGAGCGGGGCCTGCGGAATGTCCTCTGTAATGTCGGAGGCCTGCTCCGGCTCTTCGGGCGCCGCCAGCAGGACGGCGAGCTCGTCGCTAGAGAAACCGGCCAGGTCAAGATCGAAGCCCTCCGTCTGGAGGTCGCGCACCTCGTCGGCCAGCAGCGCGTTGTCCCATCCGGCATTCATGGCGATTTTGTTATCGGCCAAAATATACGCCCGCCGCTGGGTCTCGCTGAGATGGTCCAGCACAACTACCGGCACTTCAACGAGGCCCAGCTTCTGGGCGGCAAGGAGACGCCCATGGCCAGCGATGATTCCGCCGTTGCTATCTACCAGGATCGGGTTGACGAACCCGAACTCGACTATACTGGCCGCGATCTGCGCCACCTGCTCGGGCGAGTGCGTGCGCGCATTCCGCGCGTTCGGGCGCAGGCGGTCGGTCGGCCAGTGTTCGATGTGCCGTGCCATCGCTGGCGTGATGGTGGTGGCGGTCATAGTTTCATCCGTTCTGGGCGAGCGCTGTGCATCGCCCCGCAGTTATCGAAACCAGCGCGGCCGCGACGGAATCCACCGGGGCCGCGGTTGATGCCGGTCGCGGTCGTGGTACCAGGGATCGTTTGGACGGTGTCCCCAGCCCGCATCCTTCCATTGCGTCGCGCCTTGTGCTGCCACCGGTTGCTCCCGTCGCTTCACGCCAGCCGACGCGGCCACGCGACGCAGTGGCTTCGCCGGTGCTGCCGCCTGCGGCGCCGTCGCCTTGGGACCGCACACCGGACAGCAGCGCGGGCAGAACATCCCACGCACAAACACCGGCTGATGCATCTTCTCCGCGCGCCCACCGCAATTCGAGCAGGCGGCGTTCACGATTCCGGATTGGACACAGTGCCCCATACAGCGGGTGAACCAATCCCCTTCTGTCGAACCGCCCGCCCTACCCGCCAGTCCTGGACGGCAGCATCGCCTCGATCTGATCGGCCTGTTTGTTCAATCGGAACCTACCGGCGATCAGCGATTGCAAAGCAGCGTAAGCGTAACATCTCGCGTCCAGCGCCTCGTTGCGCGTGCCCGGCTTCTTGACCCACTCGCGATGCGCGAAGCCCTTGCTATACCGCACGCGGCACGTCTCGGCAGTAAGCTGCTCGAAGTAGCCCGCGTCGTACTGATCGCTGATTGGAAAGTGACAGAATCCGGGTCCAGGCTCGGTGATTTTGAGTCGCGCGTACAGCGCTTCCTTGGCGGCGTCCACACCGATTACCCACAGCGGGCGATTATCTTTCGCCTTGCTGTGTACCCGCGGCCAGATCGGACGCTGGCCGGCCGCACCCTTGATCGGATACATCTTGGGCGCTGCACTCCGGCGCTGCCTCTCGTTGCAAAACCCCTGCACGATGGGTTGGTGGAAGCCCGAGTCCACGCATGCAACGGCAATCTCGAACTCCCGCCCGCACGGATGATCGAACCGCAACGACAGCACTTGGTCGAACGCGTCCCACAGATCACGTTGCGCCGGATCGCCGGGCAACACAATGTAAGCCAGCGACCACGACTCCTCATCGCGGCCCCATCCCACGATCTCCAACTCGATGCGGTCGGCCTGGAGGTCCGCGCCCAAAGTAATCAGCACCACGCCCGCCGGTAGTTTGACATCCGGGCGGTACGCTTGCCGCCGGCCCAGCAACTCGCCCGCGTCGGTCCGGGTGGCACCGGCCTGCTGGAAGGTCTCCGCAAGCACCGTGTTCGTGAACGTCTGCATCCGCTCCGGCGACTTCCGGGCGCGGAGGAAGTCCTTCGCCAGTTGCCCCCACGTCGTCCACGGCGAGTACAGCCCATTCAACCAGAAGCCCGCGGTCTCGCCATCGCCGGGCGATTCTTCCCGCCACTGGCCGCGCTGGAGCATCTCCGGCTTGTGATGGTCCGCGATCCGCTCGTGGCAGCGCTCGCATTCGTACCACGCCTCGGCAGGCTTCCGGTCCGGCCACTTCACCTGCGCCCAGCGCAGCGTCTGGAACGTGCCGCAATGGGGGCACGGCACGTAGTATTTGCGCTGGTCGGATTCGAGATACGCTGCCTCGATCCGGCTCACCTCCGCAATCGTTGGCGTGGAAATCATCGCGATCTGCCGGTTGGCGAACGTCGCCGTGCGGCGAATCGCCAGGTCCACCGGGTCGCCTTCCTCGCTGCCCGCCGCGCCGGTCGAAGCCGACGGCGGATAGCCATCGACCTCGTCCATGAGCAGATACCGCGCCGGCATCGACCGCAGGCCCACCGAACTGTTGGCGCCCGTCGCCACCAGCACTCCGCCCGGAAATTCCTTCGCCAAGATCGTGTTGCCGGAATCGCGCTCGCGCGGATCGGAAACGCGATCCGCCAGCACCGAGGTGTTCTCGATCATCGGCGCGATCCTCTGCCGCGAGAACCGCTTGGCGAGTTCCACGGTCGGCTCCACCAGCATCGCCGGCCCAGGCGCGTGGTGGATGATGTAGCCCAGCATATTGAGCAGCAGTTCGGAGCCGCCGATCTGCGCCGGCTTCATGAACACCACCCGCGAGAAGGGCGACGACGGGCTGAGGCAGTCCATCAGATCTCGCAGGAAGGGCGTGCGGGACGTACGCCACCGGCCCGGTTCGCCCGCCGAAACGCGCGAGAGCACGCGATACTGATCGGCCCACTGGCTGATGGTGAGATCGGGATCGGGGCGTCCGGCAGCCGAGATCGCGGCCAGGAGAGAATGCACATCGGCTGTCGGCGCTTCAAAGGGTGAGGACTGCATCAGCCGCTGCCTCCAGTTCGCGCGAGATCTCGGTCTTTAATGCCAGGTGGACTTTCTTCGGATCGGATTCGGCCGCGACGACCGTCGAGACGCGGTCCGGTATCCCCAGCATGCTATCGCGGAACGCGCGGAACGCGTTCGCGGCGGTCTTGCGGTAAACCTCGGCCTCGATCAGTTTCCCTTGCTTGGTCTCAAACTCCAATCGGCGCAGCTTCGCTCGAAAAACCATCTCGATGGTTTTCGCCTGACCGTAACTGGCGCCGCCCTGGCCCGACGACTCCCCAACCGGACGCGTCGGCGCGGCGCCCACCGGTTGCTGCGTCGGGGGCGGCGCATCTATGTCGTCCACCGGCTTATCGTCGAGAACAGTGTCCGTGGCGACGACATCGACCTTGCCACCACGCATGACCAGGATGCCGTTCTTGGCCAGTTTGCTGATATAGGGCTTCGATACGCCCCGGTGCTTGGCGTACTCGGCCTTCGTCATCAGCCGTGGCGGGGTTTCGGTGGCCATTTCTCTACTGGTGAACTGCCTGCGATTTCATATGTCGGGTTCCAGGGACTCGATCTCGCATCGAATCTGAGGGTTGGTTCGACAGGTCCCGGAGCGGCGGTTAACCGAGTTAACCGGGGGTTAACCACTTTTTCGGGCCTGACGGTACGCGAATACCGCACCATTCCAACCCGCGGCGCGGCCT